CTTACACTAAAGGTATGTTAGTAAGGTATGGAAGTGCTGCTGATAATAAAACCATATGGAAGTGTCAGATAGCCCATACTACTAGCCAATACATTTTACCCCCTTCAGCAACTAGTAGTTATTGGATAAGAGAAGAAGCCTGCGGTAAGACGCTTAATTCTTGTAAAAGGCGTTTTGGGTATAAACCTAATACTTTAACAGCTAGTAATGCTAAACCTGACGGGTCTACCAATAGTGCCGCCAGACTACCCTTTGGCTCTTTCCCTGGAACACAGAAGTTTTAATATGATACAATACTTAGAAGAAATACAAGATCACTTTGAAGAATGGTACCCTAAAGAAGGTTGCGGGGTTCTTGCCGTAGTTAAGGGTAAGTTAGAATGGTTTCCCTGTAATAACGTAGCGGAAGGTGAAAATGACTTCGTGATAGATTCTAAGCAGTATATAGATATAAGTCATAGAGCTGATATAGTAGCTGTATTACATAGCCACCCAGATGCTAGTTGTGAGCCTAGCGATAACGATATTAAATACTGTAATGCTGTAGGACTACCCTACTATATATTTAGCTATCCTAGTATGGAGATGGAGATACTAGAGCCTATTCGAGAGACTAAATCTTTATATGGCAGAGGTTATGAGTTTGGAGTTAACGACTGTTTTGAAGCGGCAAGAGACTATTATATTTCAAAAGGTTTGGATATACCTAATCGCCCTTTATTTGAGGATGATTGGTGGGAAAAAGGTTTAGATTATTTTACCGATGAGTACATAGCTACTTGGGGTTTTGAGAGAGTAGAAGGTAATATGCAGAAAGATGATTTACTTATATTTACAATAAAAGCAAATGTAGGTAATCATTGTGGAGTATATTTAGGGGATGATATCTTTTATCATCATGCAGAGAACAGGATATCTTGTAGGGAGAGTATATACCCCTTCTGGAAGCAGTATATAAGTGGAGTTTATCGTTATGCAACGTAGTGTATATTTACAAGGAGAGTTGGGAGAGAAGTTTGGTACAAAGTTTATTGTACATACTGATAACTACAGCGATATATTTAAATGTATCAATGCTAATCGCCCAGACTTTTTACCCTTTTTACGAGATTGTCATAATAAAGATATAGGGTTTATGCTAGAAACTGCTGAGCACTCTATCGATCATGAGGGTTTATTACTACCAATAAAAGAAGGAGATATAACCTTTGCAATAGCACCTGCAGGCTCTAAAAGTGGTATAGGTAAAATACTAGCCGCCATTGTTATAGTTGCAATTATATACTACACAGGCGGCTTTGCTGCCGTGGCCGGAGGTGCTGAAGCAGCTACTGCTGGTTGGGCTGTTGCCGCAGGAGGGGGTTTAAGTTTTGCAGGGGCTATGGCAGCATCATTGGCTGTTAGTTTAGCAATGGCGGGGTTACAACAGCTAATGGCCCCTGACCCAGCAGTAGATAGTGATTCTCCTACTAATTACTTATTCACAGGAGGGGCTAGTAATACTGTTGAGGGGGACCCTATTCCTATACTATATGGAGAACTAAGGATTCCCGGAAGGACTATTTCTATTGATATACTGAATGGGACTTACACGACTAATAATATTATACCTGATTCATTTAATAACTTGAATCAAACAGCGACTACAGAGACTTATATAGCATGAATAATTTCAATGATGTACAGATACCAGGGAGTAGAAACCGTGCTATTAGTAACGCGGGTGCTCAAGAGCGTCAAACAATATCTATTGTAGATATTATCTCAGAAGGCCCCATATACGGGCTGGTAGAGGGACAATCTTCGGTATACTTGAACGATGATAGAGCTGCCCCTGTAGGCCAGGCTGCTACCTATGCAAGTCCTAGTAATATAAGAGTGTCTTTAACCAATGGATCTACAGCAGCTACTATTCTCTACGGGGGAGCTACCCCCATTCTTGACGCCCCTAATGGGGATAAATATTTAATAGTTAGAGGAGGTTATGGTACTGCTTATGTTACTGCCTCTAATGGTAATTCGGGGGATACTAATGGTAATATAACTGCAGATCTCGTAATAGCTAACACTGCTCCTACCTTTTTTCAAGACTACATGCTATCCAGCCCCTCCGCAGTAGATAAGCATGTACCTGTAAGACTAAGTGCTGTTAGTTATGCCGCAGGCTATGGGCTTACAGACTCAGGTTTCGGGGAAGGTTACTTAATAAGCCGTTCTGATAATAGAAATGCTGTATTCATGCCTGGTTCCGGTGTTCCCGCAGGATTATGGGTTCCTAATGGATACTATTTCGCTCACGTAGATAGTACTATAAAAATTGCAAGTATATCTGGTACTTCTATCACCTTAGCGGCAACATGGACTGGAACTACAAGCACTTATGCTTTCGATGTTTCAGGTGCAATTGTCGCCGATGTTGGCCCTATCGATCAAACAGCTATTAGTAACTATGAGGGTGTAACAACTCAATTCCGTGTAGGTACGCTAGCCCAGACCCCTTTTGGAGGGGAAGGTGGTGTAGGCAGTACTGCTATAAGCCATGGTCCTGCTAACACAGGTGCTTTTGAGTGGACCACTGGTTTCGGAGGCTCACAAGCAGCCAAAGAGTTAATAGGCAGTAGTGATTCAGGATTTAATCTTAGCACTGCCCAACTTCAAGAAGCAGATGAAGCTCGTATTACTATAGGTTATTCAGGAGGACATTATGCTGTCAGTGGAAAAGGTAACGACAAACCAACTTATACAACTTACCAGTCTACGATAGCTATCAAGAAGATTGGTGCCGCAGACTTCGAAGCAGCAATAGTTCTTCAAGAAAATCTTATTCATAGTGGCTTGCGTAAAAATAGCGTAACCTGGGTACAAGTAATAGATCTTACTAAGTATCGACCTTTTAGTGATTTTAAAGTTACTCTATCTAGAAAAACTGATCACCAAGGAGATGGGTATAAATCAGCTACTAAAAGAAAGGACGACTGGCAAAATGTAACATCTTCTAGTATTACTAATGTTACAACTATACTTAAAGAGGTTCTAACGCACCCTTACACTGCCTTGGCTAAGGTAACATTTGATACGAAGCAGTTTCAAGGTATACCAACTAGAGGATATCATGTAAGAGGTCTAAAAGTCCAAGTCCCTTCTAACTATGTCACCAGAGAAGAGTCTGGTAGTACTGCTAACTATAATCGTAATGTAACAACTACTGATATTGAATCAACTTACCAAGACTGGGACGGAGGCTTTAGACAAGATCCTATATATACAAATAATCCAGCATGGGTGTTTTACGATATACTTACTAATAATCGTTATGGGTTGGGGGATTTTCTAAAAGCGGATGATATAGATAAATATAGTCTATATAAAATTGCAAGGTATTGTGATGAGTTAGTAGACGATGGGTATGGTGGTTTAGAGCCCCGCTTTGTAGCCAACCTATATTTTACGAAGCAGGCAGATGCTTACAAAGTATTAAAGGATATAGCTACTGTCTTTAGGTCTATGATATATTTCTTGGATGGACAGGTAGTACCCGTTATGGATGCACCAGCAGGTCCTGTATATAACTTTACAAAAGGCAATGTCATAGATGGCAGATTTAACTATGAGAGTACTGGTAGTAAAACAAGAATCAATCAGGTTATAGTTAGTTGGTTAAACCCAGAAGCTAACTATAAACTAGAGCCTCTTATAGTTGAAGACCGTGTAAATATTATTAATACTACTACTATAGTTTCTCAAACGGCTATGGCTATGGGGGCGACTTCAGAAGGACAAGCCCTGCGGTATGGTCGTTGGAAATTATGGACTGCTGCAAACCAGAGAGAGGTTGTAAGCTTTAGTACCTCCATGAACGGCTCCTTCTTAGTTCCTGGCGATATTATTAATGTTCAAGATGCTGATAGGTATGCGGTAAGATATAGCGGACGTATTTCAAACTCTGGCACAACTCCCTCCACTACTAGTGTTCCTTTGGATAGTCCTGTGACTTTAGTAGCTGGTAGTGTTTATGACTTATCTATTATTTTTGTGGAGCCTGGCGCACATGCAGGCTCCTCTTTTAGTGTTGGTGCTAATGATTATGAGATCGGGGATCTTGTTCCACAGGCTTATATAGACGATAATGCCAATGGTACCTACACTCTGCAAGACATAGATACAGAAGCCAAAGCTATTAATGCTAAGACTACTGCTGCTGGCACAGAGGCTTTAATATTAAACTGGACAGACACCACCAGAGTTGAGACAAGGACTGTAACTTCTAGCTTATCTGGGGCACAGTCTACTTTAACCGTTCCTACAGCTTTTGAATCTACTCCTACCGCTGAGTCTATTTGGGTTCTCACCGAAACCACTGCAGCGGGTGCGACAGTACTAGGGTCAGCGAAGCAGTATAAGATATTAGCTTTAGCTGAAGATGGTAAAGCTAACTATTCAATTACAGCAGCTGAGCACTACAACGAGAAATTTGAAGCAGTCGATAAAGACTTTACAACTTTTGTAGCAGATACTGTATACCCTACGGTTACCTCAACAGAAACCGTACC